AGGATTAAAACCAAGCAGTATAACCCCTAACTTTTTTTGTACTTTTGTTCTTATGTGTTTCACTACATAGGCAGGGTTATCACAACGTGGATCATGTAATCCTTCTGTTTTAACATCTATAAGTATGGTGTTACCTTTCTTATCCATAGCTATCATATCAATTGGACCTGTACAACCACAATTTTGAAAGACTTCATAGCCATTATCCCATAACCAAGTGACTGCATAGTATTCTGCAAAGTCTCCTTTTCTACTTTGCTCAGTTTTTCCGTAATTAATGTGTTTCACTCCAGTTCCCTCCTATTTTATATTCGCCTGTTAAAGGACAACGCATGTTATAATACTCTCCTGCTTTTTCAATACAACCAACAGCTAACTGACCTACGAAGTCTACGATATCTTCTCTAACTTCTAGTTGCCACTCGTCATGTATATTAGCCACAAACTTAGCATCTAAAGTTTGTAGTTTTATTAAAGCCTGTAACATAACCAACGCTCTCTTCATAACTATAGCTCCACCACCTTGTAACAAACTGTTAAGAGCTGCATAATCATTACGTATAAATATCTTACGACCATCTATTCCTTTAAGGTATCCTCTTTTAGCTGCTTTTCCAACTCTATTCTTAAGTTTTTTAAATGATGGGAGATTATCGAGGAAATGTTCTCTAATTCTCCTAGCATCTTTTGTGTTTCCTCCAAGAATTGTAGACAATTTCTGGTCACCTGCTCCGTAGCATAGGGCATAGATGAAAGTCTTTGCTTTATCTCTTGATTTAAGTCCTGCAAGTTTCTGGTTAGTTGTGTGAATGTCTCCTTTCGTGACTTCATTTGTGTACTCCTTGTTGTCCATGTAGTGTGCTAACATGCGTAGTTCTAAGCCACTGGCATCAACACCTACTAATTTATAACCATCCTTAACAATCCAACAGGCTCTGCATTCTTTACCATAGGTACTAGAAACACTAGGAACTTGTGCCATGTTAGGTGCTCTATGAGCCATTCTTCCTGTGATAGTACCAGTGGGTATAACAAAACCATGTACTCTGGAATCATCATCAACTGCTGTGATCCATGAATCAATTTGTGCTATCCTTTTCTGTAACAGAAGAAACTCTGCTATTAAACTAGCTTCAGGTATATTTTTTACTTTAGCTAAAGAAGATTCATCCACAACTGGCTGACCTGTTGGTGTAAAACGATTTGGTTTCCACCCAAAGTCTGTTAAATATGCACCTATTTGTTGTCTTGAACCTAGATTAAACTCTTGTAACTTTTGTCTCATAAAGGGTTTTATCTTAATTGCATTACGCAAGTGCTGTCTATTAGCACCTCGCTTACATAAATCTTCATACTCTTCTTTAGTTAATCCTTGTTTAGATAATGTGCCATCCTGTTTTAATTTAGGATGTACTTCTTTAATGTCTACAAGTCTAGGTTTAAATACCTTTTGAACTTCCTCTCGTACTTCAAACATTCTTTCTTTAAGAGAAGCCACTAGTAAAAGTGCTTCCTTCTCATTGAAAAGGAAACCAGTATCTTCCTGTTCTTTTAACACCAAAGTTACTGCATGTTCTAGTTTTAAAGATTCTTCATCAAAGTCTTCACCCTCTTCCAGTAGATATTGATATGTCTTTTCATTCAACACCACATCACGCTGACAATAAGATAACATTGCAGGTGTATATACATCCCAATCTTGGGGCTTCTCGTCTTTGGGAATATTAAGTATGTATCCCCACGTTTTTAAACTGTGTCCATTTTCACGTATAGGATTAAACAAACGAGACATAACCAATGTATCTTTTATTACTTTCGTTTTAGATAAGTCAACACCATGTAATTTACTGATAACAGGAATGTCAAAGCCTATAATGTTATGACCTATTAATGAATCTGCTTTGTTTAAATAATCTATGCCTTCTTTTATTTTATTAGGTCCGAAGGAAACAACAGCTTCACCTAAAGGTTTAGCTGCAATACACCATATCTTATCTGGTTTTAAACCATTGGTTTCAATATCAAATACTATTTCTTTCATACTCCCTCCTAAAATGGTACATCATCTAAAGTTTCTTCATCTGTAATTTCACTCATACGCCCTGTTTCTGGATCATAGAGTAGGCTACAAGCCAAGCCTGTATCACCTGTGTACCTAGATTTAAGAACTCTTACTTTAGTTGTGTTAGCTTCTTCAGGGTCTTCAGCTTGTTGGTTTCTTTCTAAAGCTATCACACAATCTGATAGTTGTGATATACCTTGAGAGCCTTTAAGGTGTGACAGGGAGACTACGATACCTTGTTCGTGTCCTTTCTCACCTGCTGCTCTTCTAAGATGTGATACTAAAAACATACCAACACCTGTCTCTTCAACAAGAGAACGCAAACGATTCATCAGATTATCAATACCTCTACGTTCATCACCTTCGGTCAATTGACTTACCAGCATGTGTAAATGATCTATAACTATCCAACTACATTCGCAACCTACAATCATGTATCTAAGTTTAGAAAATATTTCATCTATATCATTGCTGCCTAAGTGAGCATGAATAAAGACCTTATCTTTTTTAATAATCTTATCAAAAAATTCAGTAAGTTCTTCTTCAGTATACTTATTTCTTTTCTCTTCTAAGTAGATACGATCATTAGCTTCTATAGCTACGATACCATCAGCAGTTCTTAACCAGTTCTCTTCAAGAGCTATGATACCTACATTATCTTCTGTATTTTTAATAAGATAATGAATGAGCTCTCTAGTAAAACTAGACTTACCTAAACCAGTTCCTCCTGTCAGAGTTACCAATTCATTCTTTCTCATACCAAAAAGTTTTTTATTTAAACCTTCATAAGGATACGCTATGCTTTTTTTAACTTCCCTGTGAAGCCATTTATCTTTAGCACTGGACAACTCCATAATTCCTGATGGAGTATATGTCTTGGCATCCCACCATGCTCTAGTAAATTGAGCATACTGCCCTTTCTCAAGCATGATGTTGGCATCTTTAAAACCAGTAGGCAAAGAAACTATTCTAGCTTTTCCCGGTTTTATAATACGTGCAACTTTTCTAGCTGCTTCTCGACCTGCCTTGTCGTTGTCAAAACAAATGATTACATTATCAAATGCTTCTACAAATTCAATGCTGTCTCGTATATCTCTAACAGCACCTGCTGCACCACGTTTTATAGAAACTGATGCCCACTTCTTATCAAACATTTCATAGACTGCCATTGCATCACATTCGCCTTCGGTTATAGTAAGATACTTCCCACCTTTACCAAAGAGTTGTTCACCAAACAGTCCTGTACCTTCATAACCTCCGTCAACAACGAAGCCTTTGGTACTTACAGTTCTGGTTTTAGTTGATACAATCTCATTACTATTATAGTAAGGATAGACATGCTTTATTATTTGACCTTCTCTATTGTATACAACTCTTACACCATACTTTCTGGCAACATCTTCGCTTATATTGCGATCTGTTAAAGCTCCAAAAGTTCCTGTGTACGAATTTAAAAATGTATTCGGTTCTTTATATGCATCCATATTTACTATATTCCCATCCAAAGCTGATTGATAGTTTCCCCAATGTGCGTCACAACTAAAGCAATGACCAGAGCCATCTTTATTTGTTGAGACAGGATCACTACCACCGCATTTCGGACAAGGTAGATTGTGTTTATCCCAATTACTTCTATCCATAAATTTCCCTCTAGAAATAGAGGGCAGACTACTCCACCCTCTAGTTAATGATATTACTCTTCAGTTTCAGCTTCGTCAGCTTCTTCTGTAGGAGTGTCTTCGCCTTCATCATTAACGATGTCCACGATTCTATTAGAAAAGAAGTTAATACCTGCTTGTAACTCTTCCAAGTCCAAAACAAGATTAGCTTTCTTCTGATTCAATCGTTGTAATCTACCAAAGATTCCTTGTCCTTCTTCAGGTAGGTCTTCGATATTTATTTGCACATCATTAATCGTGATAAAAGGTTTCTGTTCTGTGGCTAATTCTTTCTTAGCCATTAGAACTCCTCCCCATCTAGTAATTCAGCACCATCTTCAGAACGATACTCAACTAAGTCAAGAACTTGTACAGCTTGTAAGTCCAAGCCTGTATAAGGTCCATATTTGTTCTCGCCTTCGTACTCATTGTACTGAACTCTAATTTTAGAGCCATTACCAACAGCATAGTTAACTTCGTTCTTGTCAACATCTAACAATCTAGGTGCAACACGAACCATTCCATTAGGTCCATTAACTTTACGTTTGATAATTATAGATGAACCTTCATCCATCTGTTTGATCTTGTGTCCTCTTGACGCAAAATCATTTGCAGTATCTTCATCAACCACAAGATTGACTGTATATACTGGTTCAAACCTTGTATTAGGTGTTTTAATACTCGCCCAATACGCAGTTCCTTCTACTACTGCCATAATATTTCTCCTTTAAAACAGTATTTATAAAAATCATAGCTAACTCTTTCGAGTTGGGGCTATGAGCCAGTTGCCCCATCACCTCAGTAAACTGAATTAAGCAGTACCTTGAGGAGGATGGAGATAGAGGGCATCACTACTTAATGACTCAATTAAATTGCCTTTAATATTAAGGTCATTTCTTTGAGTGTATAGTAGTGTACCACACTTCATCCTAGATTGCAAGAAACCTTTCAAGAAATTCTTGCATTCCAGATTGTTCGGTTCTCTCAACAGTCACAGTATATCTAGGACTATTGGGAGTATGTAATACATCATGAGTATCTTTATTGCTATAGATAGTTTCATAGTTATCAGTAATAAACTGTTCCCATAATTTGTATTGTTTTTTAGTCAGAGGAAATCTCCTCTTCCTTTCCATAGCTATTGTGCTTTCAAAGTTATTTGTCATTTCTAATCCTATATCTATAAGTTTCACTATCCCATTGTAAATTAAGCAGTTCTATTAACTCATACTTAACTTTTTGTAATTTACTAATATCACTTAACCATAAGTCCTGACATTCCATAATGGTATCTGCCATATTATCTATGTCATGTACTCTTTTAATAAAATTATTAGTTTCTTCTGGTGTAAGTTCAATAGTTGTTTTATTTTTTAAATGTTTTGTTTTCATTATGCTTCCTCTATGGTTTGAATTTCACAATTTTCAGGCTCGTTATCAGGTGCAAAGTCGTGACTAAAGTTAAAGTTGTATTCACCAGATTCAAATATTTCTCTGGCTTCTTCTTCACTTGAAGCTACAACAGTATAAGATTCTAGTTGCTGACCATCTCTAAAGATTTCTATCTCCCATTCTGTCTCGTTACCATAAAGACCTTTCCACTTCTCAACTCTTTCAAATCTAAAGTTTCTATCTTCCTGTTTATCAGTATCATAGCCTGTAAAGCCTGTGAAATCCGAATAGAATTTCACTGGTGTCACAGTTCTACTTGTAACAATACCACCATCAGCTTTGTATTCAAATAAAACTTGAATACCTTTTGTGATACTTTCAATCACATCGTTTCTCATATGTACTATATCAGTCATATCTTTTCTCCTCTTTGTTTTATATTAATCTTCCAATATTTTAATTGATAAACTACAACCTGTAGTATTTCCATACATTTGAAATGAATTTAGATACTTAATCATAGCTCGTTGTAAAGGACTAGGCAAACCAGTAGAAAATTCTACATTGGTTACTTGATTATCTTTAACATCATACTCTATTAGAAATTTATAATCTTTATTTATCCTGATCTTTTCTATGTATCTACCAAGTCTGTTGTTTACTTTAGGGCAAGCTACCACAACAGGTGGTGGAACTACACTTACTTCCTTTATAGTTTCAAGTGTTGAATCAACTGGTGTTGGATCAACAGGTATTGAAGCTACTGTAGGTATATGTAATTGGCTAACAGGATCATAGATTCTTTCTAAAGTTTCATTAGTTTCTTCTTCTGCTTCAATATATACAGGCTCATGTACATGTCCTGTAAACATATCAATCATACGTTGCTGTAAAGATTTAGATTTAGATATTTCATCCATCAACCTTACCTCTACTGTGCTTACATCGGTTACAGTATTGTCTATATAATCAATTACATTATTAATATTATCTTCTGATCTTCCTATTCGTTCATCAAGAACTATAAGTGATGTATCAAATCTTTGGTATTCTTTAGCATCAGTATAAAAATTTATACCAAAAAGTACCAACAATAATATTATAAATATTCTTTCAATTTTCATTACGACTCCTTATTT